CCACCATCACCACCTTCTGGTGGAGGCGGATACGGATACTAAACTTACATTAAAATAATGTCAAAAGATTATAGTAAAAGAGACGTTGACTCTAGATCAAAGTCTTTCAAGATTGACGTAAACAATCCACAAGAAGGTCAGTCTGGACCCGAGATGTTTAAGATCATCGGTGAGACTCCAGATGGTAGTATTTTCACGCAGAGTTTAGCTGCCAATGGTCTTCTGAGAATTACTAACGAAGGAACAACTGAGATTGTTGGTGGTTCTAAGAATGAACCCGATGGTGTTGACATTAGAATCTACGCTTCCAAAGGTAGCATCACAATTAATGCTGATAAAGGAAACTTACAACTTAAAGGGAAGAATATTTTTATTGAAACACCTGGTACTTTCAGTGTATTGGCACAGAAGATTCAACTGGGCAACGATATGACCAGATCTGTTAATGTGCAAGGATTTGATGCTCAACTAAAAGCCCAAGATACTAATATCAAAACCAAGGGTGGCATGGGTCTTTTGGATACTTTCTTAAACCTGGTTGGTCTTGGTGACTGATCTGTGCTATAATATCAGGGTAACCGAGGCAACAGCATGGACACCGAAGAGTATGTTGAAAGCGTCTTAGTTGACGTATGCTCCAAGTCTTTCAAAATGTTCAGCAACCTTGGTGAGGAGCAAAGCTTGACATGTGAAACGACCGAACAATTCATGGACGTTCTCTCTGTCGTAAAGTATGCTTTGGAAGATGACGAAGCAAACCTTTATTACTTGGACCCAGTTACTGTATGAGACCAAAGACTAGAGAAGCAATGGAAATGCTTTGGAGTGCCAAGTGGAATCTGCCAAAAGCAGCAGAACATTGTGGATTATCTTGGAAAGAAATGAAAATCACGTTCAATGAATACTGTCACTTCCACCCACCCACCTATCAACATAACGAGTGAGGAACTAGAAGAACACTTTGAGTTCATTGTTGAACTTTGCCATCGTGAAAACATCACTTTCATGTTTGAACACAACAACAAAACAATGTGCCTTGTTCCTTATGAGGAATACTTAGATTACGGAGTGTAGCGCAGTTTGGTAGCGCATCCGCTTTGGGAGCGGGGGGTCGCAGGTTCGAATCCTGTCACTCCGATATGGGACGGTGGTGGAATTGGTAGACACACCAGACTTAAAATCTGTTGATCATTACGATCGTGAGGGTTCAAGTCCCTCTCGTCCTATGTTCAAGTTGAACTAAATATTTTTTGCTAAATAGCCGTGATAGTTCTATCTACGATATGAAAAAGCTAGCATTGCTTTTTGGTATGATTCTGATGGCGGCACCCGCACATGCCGATCTTACACATAAATTGAGTTCCAGTGTACAATTAACTGTCAACTCTGCTGCTACTCAAGCAACAAGAATTGGTTCTTCATATAGCGTATCTGGGAACGGTGTAAATACCACCGATGGTACAACTGCTGGCACCATCTCCACTGGTGCAATCACAAGTGGTGTCATGGCACCTGGTAACATTACTGCCACTCAGGCTACCAATGGTTCTGCCTTCTCCTATTCTGCTTCTTATACACAAGCAGATGCAGTTCCAACTTCTGCTCCTAGTGTAGGTGATGTTGGTAACTTTGGTTCTATGACTAGCAATGCTGCTGGTACTGCTGGTAATCTGGCAGGTACGATTACCTCTGCTGGTGCAATGACCTTGACCGCTGGTGGAGCTGGTTCATCTGCCACAGGGCAATTCGTGAGTGAGCTTCTGATCAAGTGATCCAAGGAGATCATTATGACTTCTGGAAGGACAATTTGGTATATTGCGACGAGTGTGGGAGTAATCCTGAGTACAACTGTCACTGCCCTGGCAGTCCCCGTTGTGCCAAACTTCACACAGGGGAGTATGACAACTCACACGGAGACAACGAGTAAAGTTACAGAAACTATTAATTCTATCGATTATAATACTGGTTATCAGTATACTGTAACGGGAACTAATGTAACTCCATCAAGTGGTCTTTCTCCGAGTTCTACTTCCAATCAATCTACTTCATCAAACGGCGTGACTTCGACATGGACTGGATTAAATCTGCAAAGCAGACCGAGTTGGTCAGTGACAACACCAGGAGCAGCGTTTCAATTCACAGAAACGTATCAAGGACCTGGCATGAGCAATCAAACGATTATTCAAAGAACGACGGAAATACAATCCATAACGGATACAACAAGTATTTTCATGCAATAAAGAGGAAACTATGTCTACTGCTTGTCCTGAGTGCGGGTGTCAGTGCCCCTGTAAATGCAGAGACTGTCGGGGGTGTAAGTGCAACGGCAAGTCCGATCGCAAATAGCTCAGGCTCAGTCACCAACCAAGCAATCCAGGTCCTTCAAGGTCCATATATTACCAACACATATGGTGATGGAATTTCGTGTCAAGGAAGCACACTGAACGTCACTCCATTTGTAACTGGAAGTAGTTCTTTCCAGAAACCATTTGAACCATATTATATGGATCCAGTCTATGATATGAGTGACTTGGATGAAGATGGATTGATGGATAATCCAGGAGATATTTTATATCACGTTCCTACTAGAACTGCACAGAAAGATACTTATAATCTATCCATTGGTGTTTCTGCCACATGGTCAAAACCATTAGATAAAGAGGCACAAGAACTCTGCCGAAAAGCAGCAGCAAAACATAACGCTCTAAGAGACCAAATCCTTGCTAACCGTAGATTAGAGTTTGAGCTTACAAGATTAACCAAGTGTGGTGAGTTGGCACAAAAAGGTATTGTATTCCATCCACGGAGTCCTTTCTATAGAATATGTGCAGACGTGATGTTGAAGAATCCTCCAGGAGTTATTCCACCACATAGACATACTATTCCAGCCCCTTCAGCTTCCTCACAGCGTGTGAGCGGATCCGCTGCTGATCTCGGCGGTCCTTTACAGACTCCCGCACGACCTTCTTCTTCCGCAAAGTAGTAATCTTTTTCATAATCTTTTTGATAGTGGGTTTAACTACTTTGAGCAGAAGATCTGCAATCGGTTTAGCAAAGATAGCAGAACTTGTTGCAACAAATGCAATGGATGCAGTTGTGGTTACAAGGTCGAGAGGTGGTAAATATTTTTCAGTAAACGTTGGTTCTATACATCGTGGATCACTTGCTAACAGTTCTTTATACCACTGACATACCTGCTCCTCAGTTTTATTTTCCGATTTGGGAACTGGTGGTATCTCTGGTGATGGCACCTCTGGCGGTGGTGGGGTTTCCGTTGGTGGTTGTTCTGTTTTTACAGGCTCTACAGGTGCGCTCTGAGTGATAACTAATTGCTCTGGAGTGTAATCCATAGCATCATATGTTGGCATCCCAGCGTCACAATGAGTGACGATACCGTTGGGATCATCTTCTGCTAGATTCTTATTACGTTGTCCGTCTTTGTGTGTCTCCACACATCCAGGCATTTGGATGATAGGAACACCAATTTGTTGTGTTACTCTTGGAACAGGCGGAATGATAGGAGGTGGGAGACCTATACTCCACACCTCCACATTTGGTATTTGCTGTTGCCTGATGTTTATCTCATCAATCGATAAATCCATTTTCTTTTAACCACTCACGAGTCATGGGAGTTGGTTCATAATCAGTCCACATTGTGCCACGAGCACAAGATTCAAGTGCTTTTTGTGTCATGCCTTCAGTGCGACCAGCCCAGGTTGCTTCTGCTTCCCAGGGTTGTGCATGAGCAGGGTAAGTTCTCTTGACTAACTCTTTCCAAATCATAGGAACATCTTCTTCGTTCCTAATAATTGCAAGCAGGTTATTCTTGATAGAACCTGCCATGCAATCTTGTGCAGCGTGCCATCCTTCATGACGCATGACTGCCATTAGAACACTCTGCCGATGCATGAATCCATCATTTAGGAAGAAGTTATTCCCTACGGTATGATAGACACCGCGGTGATCCACAGGGAAATACCTCTCTGCTCCTAAAAAAACTTTAACTCCGATCTTATCAAGGGAGCGTAGCATTGCATCAAACTCTTCACTAATAGCAGAATAATCAACGCCTGGATACTCAGACTTAATATCCTTGATGCTTTTAATTTGTCGAACATCTTTGGTGCATTCTCTAACGAGCATACAACCCATAGCATCCATGCTGTAAAATCCTTTAGTAATTTTCTCTTCAGAAGCGTTAGAAGAGAGAGCCACAACTCCTAAGGCAGCAGTGTTTACAATACTGATGCCCAGGAGTCCAAATAAAAACTTTTTCATAAACTTGGAATAGCAGATCCAGATGTGCTTGGAGTATTAGGAATAGCACCACCAGTAGCACTAGGTAATGCAGGAATAGCAGCATCAAGCATACCTGGCAGTGCTTCTGTAATTGCTTCAGTTGCAGCTTCAGTAACTTGTTTCTTTGCCGAATCAATTAGTGCATCCTTAGTGAGATACACATATACTCCTCCCCCGATTATAGCAGCAGTGCCTAAAAAAGACAATACTGCGAGAGCATTAATCAACTTTTGCATCTTTCTTCTCCTCTTGTTTGGATTCTTTTTCATCTTTTTTCTTAGATGCTGTCTGAACCCCAAAAGTCGCTAAAGTTCCAGTAAAAACGGAGGCAATGAAAGTGGGATCAATTTGTTTCTGTTGCAAGCCAGGAATAGTTACATAATTAAGTGTAAGAATTGCTGCTGACCAAGATAGAATAACGACACGCACCAAAGCGGACAGACCTTCATCTGCCCAATCAAACCTTTCCTTTTTGGCTTTTTCATCCTTTGTAACAGGTGTCTGAGCCATGGAAATACAGTAAGGCAGCTCTATTTATTGTCTAAATAGGTCAGAACAATGTCTATGATGCAAGAAGATGCCTCTTAGTAAGTTAGATAATTTCATTAAGAACACACAGGGAAGAATCCTTTATGTAAATCCTAATGATCTTGATGCTACTGACAGTATTGAAAATCAGGGTAACTCTCTGACACAACCTTTTAAGACTATTCAAAGGGCACTCCTTGAGTCTGCTAGATTTTCATATGTAAGAGGAAAGGACAACGACCTCTTTAACAGAACAACTATCCTGTTATATCCTGGTGATCATATTATTGATAATAGACCAGGATTTGCAATCAGAAATGTAGGTGGTATTGGTAAAGTAGTTAGCCCTGCTGGATCAGAAACAGACGCTACATCGACTCTCAATCTTACACTTACATCCAACTTTGATTTAACTCAAGAAAATAATATTCTTTATAAGTTTAACAGTGTCAACGGTGGTTGCATTGTACCTAGAGGTACATCCATTGTTGGTATGGATTTGAGAAAGACCAGAATCAGACCAAAATATGTTCCAAACCCAACAGATGAGAATGTAAATCAGTCTGCTATTCTGAGAATCACTGGTGGTTGCTATTTCTGGCCTGTCTCTTATA